TTCGTCGAGCGTGTACTCGAAGCGTCCCGCCAGCTTGAGGCGGTCCTGTCGATGGCGCTCTGCGTCGACGAGTTCGATCACCGACTCGAACCTTCGTGCTCGAGCAGCTTGGTGTGTGGTGCGACTGGTGGTGCTCATCCTGTCTCCTAGTTTCGGTTGCTTACGGTGCTCGGTCAAGTCTCGCAATAAATCGTGCGAGGCCCGTTTCCCCAAATCCCCGAGAAACCACCTGTGTGTGTGCGCGTTCTTTAGGACGCTTGTGGCTTTTCGGGGAAGCTGAGAAAGCTCCAGATGATAATGTGGCCATTAGCGGGGGTTTCGTGAAATAGTTGAGTAGCTTACTAGCTGGTGGCTTAGTTGTGCTTAGTTGTGCTAACTTCTACTGCTCTTTGAGCCAGTTCTCGGAGAGAAAACGTGCCTTTTGCCACATGCGTTTTCGCTTCGGGCCGTCCGGTGCGCGCTCTACGACCCCGTGAACGGTCAGATCCTCGAGCGTTCGTTCAAGCGTTCTGACAGGGTATCCGAGCTCGTCGGACAGGTCTCCGAGCGCCACAGCTCCGTCGACCTCCATGAGCGCTTCGATGACGCGCCGGCGCAGTTTCGGGATGCTGTCCAAAGCCACGCTCTCGAGCACGCTCCAAGCGCTGCTGTCGTCGCAGCCGATACACCGTAACCCCGCGAGCAGGTGAGCTAGCGCGATAGCAAACCTTGCCGGCCCCTCCGGTCCTGGTATCAACTCGATTTCTCGTGTGTAACCGTCACGTTCGACCGCGCTACGGCTCTGTGTCACCAGCAGCGCAAGTCGGAGCAGGCGTTCGCCGTCGCTCTCGTCAATGTCGGGCGGCTCGCTCAAATGGTCGAACAGCTCGCGCACCGCCCCGCTGATCTCGTCGTGCATCGTCGACGAGTTTTTGAAGTGACGCATAGCGGCCTGCCCTTGCAGAAGCCGGTCGGCCTCTTTCAGCCTCAGCATGAGAAAGCGCTCGCCCATCGCACCCATGACTGCGCTGTGTCGGTCGATCGCCTCCGTACAGCCACCCACGAAACCGCACTTACCCTCCCAGGTAAGTGTGCGTCCTCCGTCTGCTCCCACATGGCGTGTCCAGCTGCCGTCGTAAACCTCGCGTAGCGCCGCCAGCACCTGCAGGCGGGTTTCGGTGTGCATCGAGAGCACCGAGCCGAAGTCCTTTGACAGCAGGACACCGTAGTCTCCGATCGTGCGCAGCAAGCCGCCTGTCGAGGTCTTGTTCGTTTCCCGTTTAGGCGAGCCGCTCAGCAACCCGGCCTCGGTGATGGTGGCGGTCGGGTAGATGTCGTCTAGGACTGTGAGCGCCTGAAGGATCTCGGTCTTGCCGCTCGCCGGCGGGCCTACAAGCAGCAACCACACCGGGTTACCTTCGAGTCGGTTCGCCGCCACAGCGCCTAGAGCGGCATACAGCGCTGTCGGATCGGGCATGTACAGCCAGCGTTGGAACGCATCGACGACGACCAGCAGACGGTCTGCGGTGGCGCCGCCTTGCATCGGTGGCGGCGCCTTGTGCTTGGTGAGCTCTTTCGCCCAGATCGAGCGTGCGGTCTTCAGCGACTCGTCGTCGTCGAGTCCGACCAGCCGCCCTTGCTGTAGCGCCTGCTCCTCGTAGGCGTCCTGGTACTGCTCGCGCACAGCTAGGTGCCCACACACCTCAGCGAGCCAGTTGTTGCGGCTGCCCTCAGACGGTGGGTTTTTCAGCAGGTCAGCGAGCTTGGAGCGCCCACCGTTGGTTGTGGCGGCAGCCGGTGCGTGTGCTGTTACGAGCTGGTCTAGTGCGGCCTGTGCCTGCTTGATGCGTGTGGGTGTGCCGTCTACATGCTGGCCGGTGACGGTGAAGTATCGCCGGCTCGAGTACACCTCGCAGTGCCCACCCCAGGCTGTGTCGGCTGTCTTGAGCGCGCGCTCGATGTCGCCCTTCAGGATGACGTGGACGCCACGACCGGACGGGCTGAACTCCGCGTAGGAACCGAGCTGAGCGACCCACTTCGCTACCGGCTCAGCGATTACGCCGTCGTCTACGCACTTGTCGAAGTCGACTCCTACGAACGGGTCATCGGCTGAGAAAACGAAGCCTACACCGTCAGCCTTGCGCTCAAGCTGTGCGGCGACAGCTGTCTGGTAGCTACACCACGTATTCGAGTCGTCGCTTTTGGCTGCTGCGCCGCTCGCTTGGAGTGGGATCTTGTTGCAGTGTAGTACCCACTGAGGCAGCGCCTTCAGTTCGCGTGGAATAGCCTTAGCCATTCCCTCCCTTTCCCTTGAAGTTTTGAGGTTGGGCGCCTGCTTGACTTTCAGAGTCTTTTATACTCTCGCGCGGCGGGCGGGACTGGGGGAGAACCCTGCGCGCGGAGGCCCACGGTGTACGACTTAGATCAGACTCTCGGCGCTCTCCTCCTTCTCCGCAGCCTCGAAGTCGTCAGCTGCCGGCGCAATGCGGTCGATCTGGTTGCCGATCTCACCCTTGCGAGCTCCAGCCTGAATCGTGGTCTGCGAGACGATCAGCTTGACAACCTGACCGATCAGCTCGTCTGTGTCCGTGTCGGTGTCCTCACCGAAGGCGTCGAAAAACTCCTTCACCTTGAACGCGGCTGCATCTGAGAGCGACAGGTTCGACCACAGCCTGCGATTTTTATATGGATCCTCAACCACCTCGAACTCGGTCTTCCAGTAGTAGGAGCCGCTCGGCCCCGGCTGGTCGCTGACCTTCACGTCACGCAGGCGCGCGTGGTAGGCGCCGTCGTCGAGCGGCTCGAACGAGCTGCTCTCAGCGTCACCGACCGTCTTTGCTTGCGCCTTATTCAGTTTGGGCATTGTTTGCCTCCTTCTTTTTGTTGCTGTCTATTTGCTTTTGTGCGTTGATCATTATTGGGTCTGTTTTTGCTTGTAGTGACTCCTCCGCGTACGCGATAACCCTGTCGAACGACGGGTTTACCAACGTACGCGGCATGATGCTTTCGCGGTCTTTGCCGCGATACTTCCCGAGAGGTCTGAACAAGCCTCTGTATTGCTCGTGCTCACCGATATCCTCGAGCGTGGTGTGCGCGACCATATCGAACCACCCGTAAGCGTCCTTCATCAGACCGGGTGGGATAGACGGGCGATAAACCACAGCGCCGTCATCGTCCATGTCTCTACGCTCCAGCGCTGACGCTCCGAAGTGACACGGCAAGTCTATTGCTTTCCGTATCAATTTTCGTAGCTGCTCGTTCGCCTCGCCGTAGTCTTGGCGAGGGTCGCGTTTTTTTCCTGTGCGCCTTTCCCACTCTTCGCCGGCAACCTTCACAGGCTCGAGCAGAAGGTTGTAAATCTGCGTGGCGGAATCCCACAAGAAACCCACGTAAGCCTCTGGGTCCTCGTGCAGCACCTCACGCACTCGCAGCCACTCACGCTCGAGCGAATCGTACGTGATAGCCTCGTCTCCGACTGGGAAGACATCGATATTGTCGACAGCGATGCCGATTCGCTGGAGAGCGCGTCGTTTCACGCCCTTCTCAGCATTGACGACGAGAACTCTACCGAGATTGGCGAGAGCGCACAAATGCGAAGTCTTGCCGGTGCCTCCGTCCCCGTAGTACAACACAGCCAACCCTTGATCTGTGTCGACTAGGGCGCGAGGGTTGGCTTTGGTAGCCTGCCCCATACTTGGCCTCCTATTCAGTTTTGTTTCGTTTTAGTTAGTTTGAGCAGCAGAGCTGCTGGGTGGAGCTTAGCATACGGCTCGGCGCGACTCAATCGTCTACAGGCCAGTCGTGGTCGTCCCGAAAGCGCTCGTCGTAGTGCTCTTCGATATCCACAGCCGATCCGCTCAGCGCGCCTACGCGGTTCATACTCGCGCTCAGCACGTCGCAGACCAGGCTAGCCGGCGCCGGCCCTGCGAGCTTAGCTTCAGCAGCGAACACGCGCGCTATACGGTCGAGCTCGGCTGGTGTGGCGTCCTGGCTGCGACGCCCGCCGCGAGGAGCCCAGCGGCGGTCGGTTGTGCGGCGGTCATCGGTGAGCATTAGTGGTGCCTCCTGTGCTTGCGCTTGTGGTGGGCGGTCTTAGCTGCGGTGCCTATTTCCTGCTTGGCTTCTACGCAGCCAGGTACGGCGTCGTAGTTGGCTGAGCCGGCTTCAATGATCGGGTACGTGATCGACGCCGTGTCGGTCTGCCCTTCGTCTGCGTAGCCGAGAAAGTGTCCGATCTCGTGCGTTATCTCGTCGCAGAGCAGCTGGAAGTCGTACGGCTCGACTTCGGGCGTCCAGAAGCTGTTGTTGATGTGGATAGTACACGTCGGGTCGTCGACTTTCGCCCACATCGCCACACGACCCTGCCCTGACGCTAGCGCGGCTTGGGCTGCGCCGGCGTCGACTTCGCTAGAGGCCGGTTCAGGCTCGTAGATGATCGGGTCGGCCCCGTTACACGGGCTAGCGCCCCAGTAGACGTCAGCGATGGCTATAGCGCGGCTGACGGGGCTTGTAGCGGCCTGCGCGACACCACGGCAGGTGAAGGCTAGGGCTACCGTCAGGAGGGCTGTGGTGGTGGTCAGTCGTCGCATTATGCGTTGCACCTGCGCGCAAGCTCTTCAGCCTCTGCGCGACTTGTAAAGTGCTGAGCACCGCGAGGCTGCCCTGCGTACACTTTAGCGACGCGGTACACGTCTTCGTCTTCGTAGACATACCACTTCTCGCTCGGCTCTTCTGTTGCTGCGGTCATCGCGTAGAAGTAGGACTCGCTGGTCTCTAGTCTGCTGGTTTCGTCTTGTGAGTAGGTCATACTCTCTTATCGGCTTATCGCCCGACAGCTTGAGCGCCCCTGGACGCTCGCAACGGATCTTGCAGCGCGTCCCTACCTGCGTCTGTCAGCACGAGCACGCCTTTAGAGCCGTCGCCTCTGAACACGGTCTCCGCGTAACCCATCAGTCGCACCCGTTCGACGACGCTCTGCCTCGCGCGCGTGTGCTTAGTGCCTAGCGTGTAATAGTGACCGTCGCCGCAGAGGATGATCGCCTCCTCGCTGATCGCTTCGAGGGCGCTACGCTGAGCCTTGGTCATAGTAGCCGTCCGTGCTTACGGAGAATCGATCGCGCGTCTGTTTGCGCGGCGTTGGCTTGCCACCCAACACTGTTTAGCACCGCATACAGAGCGTCCAATGCCTTGCTTAGTTCGTCTAGTGCTTCAGGCTCTACACAATGATCCTTCAACGTCGCCGGGTCTTTTCCTTGCCGTCTTAGCTCGCGTTCGTCCATGATGAACTCCCTTTCGTGTTCTAGACCAGCTCGCGCAGCTCTGAGCGTGTCAACGCTTTCAGCTGCTGGTCTGACTTGGCTTTCAGCAGCTCTATCACCCGTTCGTCGGCGCTGCCTCGTGTGACCAGGTGTATCGCGCTGACGGGCTTATCCTGCCCGATACGGTGTATGCGCCTCAAGCATTGCTCGTTTCTTGAGGGGCGCCAGCTGCGCTCGACGAATATGACTTGATCGGCGGCGTTCAGCGTCAAGCCCTCGCTGATGGTGTCGATGGTGGCGCACAGCACGTCTAGCTCGCCAGCCTGAAACTGCCGCACGACTTCGCCACGCACAACACTAGTTGTGCCGCCGTCGATCAACCCAACTCTTAGCCCGTTTAGTTGGGCTCGAGCGGCTGCTGCAGCTACACTCGCGCGAAAGTGCGCCACCACCAATGTCGGCGCCGGTCGGTCTTTCAGCAACGTCTCGAGCGCGTCGAGCTTACCGCTGCCGTTTGCGCCACCTAACACCTCGAGCCCTGTGGCGCACATCGCCAGCTTGACGAGCTGTGCAGCCTGCGACCAGGCGGCTATCTCCTCGCCGCTGTCGAGCCACGTCACGAAGTCTTTCTTCAGCTCCCGGTACGCCTTGGCTTGTGCTGGCGTCATGTCGACGCGGATCGTCTGCTCGGTCATCGGCGGGAGGTCTAGGCAGGCGTCTCGTAGCCGGCGCAGCATTCGGTCGCGCCAGTTGTCGGCTATGAACTCGTCCCATGTACGGTCGGCACGTAGGTCGCCTACCGCGTGGTGCGTGAGCAGGCGCCCTGAGCGCGAGTACGACGGGCCGACGTTGAACCATTCTTTACAGAAGCGCCAGTAGCTTCCAAGCCGCTGACCGGACTTGCTCTCGTCTGGAAACATCATCTGTAGGAGCGTGAAGGCTTCGTGAGCCCAGTTCGATAGCGGTGTGCCCGTCAGTAGGATCGTCCGGTCGGACGTGATCTGCTTGGCGGCTAGCGTCCATTTGGTCTTGCGGCCTTTCAAGTAATGTGCCTCGTCGAAGATGACCGTACCCCAATGACGCCTCAGGTCAGGACGTAGGGTAGAAGTGGCGTGACGACCTTCGCGCAGCATCAGACGCGAGTACGGCTCCTGCCGGTAGTAGGCGTCTCCCGGCGCCCACTTCTCGATCTCGTCGTCCCACACCCCCCCGTCGAGCACCATCGCAGGGCCGACGATCAGCACAGGCGATGTGGCGGCTTCGAGCGCCACCCGGCTCTTGCCCAAACCCGGCTCGTCAGCCAGCAACGCTCGCGGGTGCGCGCGAAGGAACTCGACGCCTGAGCGCTGGTGCTCCATGAGCGGCGGGCTACTCACCGAGCGTCTCTTTCAGCAGATCACCGAACGCCTCGCTACCCTGTAGGCACGCGCTGAACGCGAGCATAGTCGGTATGTGGAGCGAGTGGCACGCAGCCAGAACCGTTTTCAAGCTCGGTTGCCTCTGGCCGTGCCGTAGCCGACTCGCCATTGACGGCGATACGCCTAGCAGATCGCCTAGCTGTTTATTGGTCACGAGTACAAGTCTCGGCGCAGTACGCTCATTGCTTTGTCAATTTGTTCCCAGGCTTCTTCGGCAGCACTCTCCCGCTTCGTCGCTGCGATATCTGTGCCCACCAACTCAAGCGCGCGTCGAAGAGCAACGAGAGCTGTATCAGCTCGCATGTGCTTGTGAGGCGGATCGTTCTTCAGACAGAAGACCGCACGTTCGATTTGGCCGATTACTGTGTCCGGATACGTCTTGTAGGTCGTCATGGCTCTACCTCCTTTGTCTAGTTGACGTAAGATTTGATATCAGGCGTTAGCGCCAACCACGACGCTTCTGCTCAGCCTCGTGTGCCGCCTGCAGTTCTGCACGACGAGCAGGCCACACAGCGAGGATCTGCTTAGCGAGATCGAGCTGCGCAGGCGAATAGTCCTGCGCGTGCTCTGTGATCCATCGGGCATCAATAATGTCCATTACTTGCTGCTGCTCACTTTCAGCTCGATCTTCGGCTTGCGAGCGACGACTGCGCTCAGGCAGTTCTTTTCGTAGTTGGCGATGTTGGTGGCTGCGAGGGGGGAGATGTTCTGTGTGGTGGTCATAGCTCTATTATCGGACGACTTGACCGAGAGGCACAGTCTTGCAATAAAAAATGCGCCGGCTGCTGATGGACGAATCTGGAGGCAGCAGCCGGCGCACACTGGGGGGGATGTAGGTTTTCGCTAGCGCAGGTCAGGGAGAGCTACGCATTGTACTGAGGAAGATTTCAAAGGCTGACGTGAACGTCCCACTCGGTCCCGCTCAATTCGATACGCGGCGCTCCGAGCCTTGACGGAGCGTAGCCGCGTTGTGCGGCGTACTTCTCGTAGCCGATGAACGACCCGCTCGAGACGAAGTAGCGCTTACGTCTGATCACCTCGCGCTTCTGCACGATGTAGTAGTCGTCTGCTGTGACGGCCTGCCTGTGGGTGTGTCCGGTCACGTAGATGTCAGCTTGGATCACCTGCGCGCTCTTGGCAAGCCCTGCAAGAGATTGCCCCTGTCCGGTCCCGTGCCTGATGTAGAGCAGGTATTCAATGTCGCCAATACGGTAGACGATCGCCGCAGCAGCCGGAATGTACGGCGCCCCGAGCTGCTCCGCCACGTCGAAGATAGGGCAGTCGCCGGTCTGTTTCGTGATCCGATCCTCATGGTTGCCTGGAGCGAGCCCGTCGATACGGTCCTTGAGCGGCATGAGCTGGTCGCGCAGTTTCCGCTTGGCCTGTCCTACGGTCGTCGTCTCGTCGTACACGTCCGACTTGGAGCCGATGATCGCCGTGTTCAGGAAGTCGCCGGTGCCGAGCAGCGAGGTCGTCTTGCGGTTGGTAATGTAGCCGAGCCATTTCTCCCACTTGGCTGCGTTGTAGGTCGCAGCGCCAATGTGGACATCGCCCAGCGGGTAGATGAGGTGACGCTTCTCGTCGTACTCGCGGACAATGACAGGGATCTCTACAGGCGGCGGACCTAGAAAATGGTTCTTGGCTCGGTGTTCCCGTTTCTGTGCAGGCGTATGTGGCATCCAAACCCTAACCTTTCCCCAAAAGAAAAGGGCACGCCATCGCTGACGCGCCCTTTTCCGTTAGATGAGCTTCTCGAGTACTGCGTCGATGCTGCCGACTCCGACGAGGATCGCCGCGACCTCTTCTGCCGAGAGCCCCACACCGGGGATCAGGGTCAGAACGAAGGTCGCAACCGCAGCAGCCGTCACGGGCCGCTTCAGCGTAGCGATCTCCACTACGGCATCCTTCAGAATCGTCAGCCCAGCGTCCGCCTTAGACACTGGCTTCGCCGGCTCCGCCACCGGCGGCGTTGCGGGGTTGCTGCTCATATGGGCCTCCTAGCTAGGTTGCACGTCGCAGGGGAGGCTAGCAGGTTATTTCGCACCTCGCAAGGCCGCAACGATTTCGTCGCGCGCCTGCGCAATCCCTCCTGCCGTGTCGACGTTGAGCGCGTCTATGATGGCCTCTACGTGCGTGTCGAGCTGCGCCTGCGTAGCGTTACCGGACACCTGTAGAACAGGCAGCGCGAGCAGCTGGATGAACGTCTGCGCCACCCACGCCACGAGCCCCACAACGGACACCTTGAGCAGCGTGGCGGGGAAGAAGTGCGCTAGACCGACCGCGCCCTTGAGAACTTCGGTATCGAACACCGTCAGCACCTCAGGCAGGCTGAGCAGCGTCAGAATGAGGCAGAACCAGAAGAAAGGCATCGAGCCTAGCACCTCAGGCACGAGGATCGCGGTCTTTTCGTTGAAGCCGTGAACGTCGCTTGTGAGCTTGCGCAGCTCTGACGGCCGCTTGAGGCTCGAAGCGTCGGCTAGGTGTTGGTGGCGGCTCATGCTCAGACTCCGTGGTGCATGAGGAGGAGAGCTGCTTGCCACACACCAACAGCCGTCAGCAGCTCAGCCAGCTCTACTGCCCGTTTGGTCGCCGGTGACGCTGCCCTAAAGCGAGCCCAGAGACCACGATGAGGTTCGTTCCGATGTCCAGAAGCGTATCGCTCGTCTGTGCTTTGGTGAGAAAGCCCGCCGTGGTTAGTAGGGCTCCTAGTGTGAGTCCTAGTTGCGGCCAACGATGAAATCGTGACCTTTCTTTCGTCGCTTTCATTCATCGTTCATCCTTCCGCGTAGGTGCTGTGGAGTTCTTCAGCAGTGCCTTCGTTCATTTTCACTTCCCACGTTCCTGAAGCGGCAACGCGGAGTGTGTAAGGGTGACTCACAGACGCCGCCACAAGAGTCTCGGACTCTTTGAACACAGGTTTGCCCGCGACCAGCACTTCCCACGCCGTTTTTTCAGCTTTCAGCTTGAGCGTCAGGTAGACTGTGGTGACGTACGCAGGTACAGTGTGCGGTTCGCCGGTTGCCCTCGAGACGCTTGCTTCAGGTGTGCCGACTTTCGCCGGTTTACCTTCTTTACCTTCCGGCCCTTCAGGTCCGGGTGAGCCAGATTCGAGCCCTTGCCGGCTGACGAGCCCTTCGAGCTTGTTGCGCGGGGCTCCTATGAGCACGTTTACGTGGTGCAGGTCTTGTGGCGGAAGATTTGGTGGCATTATTCGTAAGCCTTGTATTCCCAAATCCAAGTAGAGGATCCGGGGTAGGGTTCTATGTTGGCGAGGATAGTCACACTCGTTTCCGGTACTTCGACGGGGCCGAAATTTTCACCGTTGATTGCGCAACCGAGGTTAGGAGAAGACCCGTCTTTCGTCATAATCAGGTGCGTAGTTTCACCCGGAAGCGCCGGCGTGACGCTGACGACTTCGATCACGTAACGCCCCTGCCCTTCCACACTCCCAGACGCTTCTCCTTCTTGTTTTTCGCCTGCGATCAAAGGCAAATCGACTTCTTCTGTGCCGATTTCTTCGTATTGCTGTTCTGATTTTTCGTTGTACTTGGGGTAGAGACGAACACCTTTGAACGTGATAAGCCCTTCACCTATCGGGGTTTCTTCTTCTTTTTCTTTTTCTTTTTCTTTTTCATTTTCACTTTTACCGGCCGTCTGAGGCGGTTCGACCGGCTCTTTGCTGGGCGGCAGGTTGAGCGTGAGCGTCATCGTCGGCACACCCTCGTCGGGTATCGTGCAGTCGATGCGCGTAATGCGAAAGATGAACTCCAACCCTTTCGGGAAGCGCGGGTTGTTGATGACCAGATCACCCGTCATCGGCAGCTGTCTC